TCTCCGTCAGCAGATCAGAGAGAGAACAGCAACGACTCTGACCGGATTATCGACGACCGGATCGAACGTCTTTCAGTCGAGAACCTATCCGCTCGAGAGAGCATCTCTTCCAGGGATCTGCATCTTTACCAACGAGGAGACGAGCGAGATCCAGTCGCAGGGGAATCCGAGGAACATCCAGAAGATTCTCAGCCTATCGATTCAAGGATTCGCTTCGAGCTCGACAGGAGTCGACGACACGCTGGACACGATCTCCAAGGAGGTCGAGATCGCAATGCAGGGAGATATCAATTTGAACAATCTTGCTCAAGATTCATACCTTTCCGAAACCAGCATCTCCATCTCAGCAGAGGGAGAAAAAGAGATCGGTTCGGTGACTCTTATTTATACCGTCATTTATCAGCATTCTGAAAACAACCCAGGAGCAGCAATATGAAAGTGAAGTTTTTAATCCGGTTAACCGTCGCAGACAGAGTCTACGAAGCAGGGGAAATCGGGAACGTGGCAGGGATATCTGCCGAAATTCTTTTCCGCAAAGGCCGAGCCGAACGGGTCGACAAGGCCGAAGAAGAAAAGTCATCCAAAACCACTAAAGCCAATAAGGAGGTCTAATGGCAGCAGCAAGTGGAAACGGGGGAGTTCTCCAAGTATCTGCAACGGGAACGACCGCATTCACCGCAATCGCATCACTTCAGTCATGGTCGCTCGAGCGATCTGCGGAAGCGATTGAAACGTCAGAGATGGGAACATCGACTGCGAAAACATTCATCTCAGGACAGCATTCTTTCAGTGGTTCTGCTGAAGCTTTCTGGAACGATGATCAAGTCGATGGTCAGGAAGCGATTGAAATCGCATTGACCGGAAACGATAACACGTTTCAAATCAAGCTTTATCCGGTCGGGACTTCGTCAGGAGACTACTGGTCTGGAGGTGTAATCATCACCGGAGTTTCATTTTCTGCGTCCCTGAACTCTCCAGTCGGTTTCTCTTTTACTTTCCAAGGAACGGGAACTCTCACTCATAACAATGCATAAACATGAGTGACGTTCTCAACATAGCAAAAGAGCAATTCAAAGCATCTCTCTCTGGGGAACTTCAATCGTTCGAGGTTCCTCAGTGGGAGGATAAAGACGGCAAACCGATCCGGATCTATTTCCGTCAGTCCATGCGACTGTCTCAAAAGTCCAGAGTCCTCAAGCATTACATGAAAGAGGAGTTCGACAAAGCGACTGCGATGCAAATCATTTTCCGAGCAAGGGACAAAGACGGGAAGCCCATGTTTCAGATGGGTCATCTGGATCAACTGACCGACGAATGTGACGGAGAAGTCCTTGAGTTCATTTCCAGAAAGATGAACGAGATGGCTCCTGCACTTGACGAGATTGAAAAAAACTGAATAGCGATCCGGAGCTCTTCACCGTCTGCCAGATTGCCGAGTCACTTGGCAAAACGATTCCGGAGATTTTAGAGATGGACGAAGACGAGTTTCATCTCTGGATCGCATACTTCAATACGAAGAATAAACGTGGCAATTAATACCGTCATTCAGATCAGAGGAGAGGACCGGACCAAGGAAGCATTCCGGTCTGTCCAGAGATCGATGCGGACCCTTCAGAAAACCGTCGGAGGTCTTCAGGCATCCATTGCAGGATTCGTCGGGACGGCAGGACTCGGGGCCATGTCCAGCCAACTCTTGAAGACTGCTGATGCTCTTGGAAAAACTTCCAATCGTCTCGGACTGACGACGGCAGATCTTCAGTCTCTCAGCTTTGCAGCAGAGCAGTCAGGCATTGCGACCTCGACGTTCGAGATGGCTTTGCAACGATTCACTAGGAGAGCAGCAGAAGCAGCAGGAGGAACGGGAGAAGCGAAGGATGCACTGGAACAGCTTGGAATTGTTCTGACGAACTCAGACGGAAGCTTGAGAGATTCTGCGACTCTGCTCCGTCTTGTTGCTGGAGCTTTTGCTGATATTCCAGATCAAGCAGAACGAGTCCGAATTGCATTCAAGCTCTTCGACTCTGAAGGGGTCAAGCTTGTCAATCTCCTTCAGGAAGGATCGGAGAACCTGGAGGAGCTGGAAGAGAAGTTCCGGAATGCAGGAGCAACGATCTCCGATGACTTCATCAAGAATGCCGAGAAAGCAAATGATCAGCTCAATTTAATGAGCAAAGCATTCTCCGGAAGTCTAGCAGTCGCATTGAGCGGAGTCCTTGCTCAGTTCACTGCGACCGAAGAATCGATGTCGGGTCTGAGATCCATTGCAAAAGACATCGGATCGTTCCTGAACTTTCTAGCGATGGGATACAAGATCCTTGCTGAAGAGATCCGCTTCATCATCGATCAGATGACGACCGGATTCGGCAAAGGATTTGAAATCATCAAGGCACAAGCAAACAAGTTTTTTGCAGACATCTCCTTCGGTCTGAAGGACTCGACAAAGGCACAAGAAGACCTCCTGAAAGCTCAGACGGATTATAATCTGTCGATCGGAGAAGGAATCAAAAAACATAATGCCAGAATTGCGACCATCAACAAGGAATTCAAGGCAGGGAAAACAGCTCTCAAAGAACTGACGAAGCAAGAAAAGGAAGTTCAAAAAGTCACCAAGGAGACAACCGATATTCAGAACACTGCAAGAGAAGACAAGCTCCAGAAGGACAAACTCGCAGCAGAAGAAGAGATGGAGCTGATCAAAGAGCTAGAGTTCGAGTATGCGGTCAAGGATGCCAACATCATCAAGTCAGCCCAAGCCAGAGCAGAAGCAGAACGTCAGCTCACATTCGAGACTGCAAAAGGAACGATTAACACAATCGTCGGAATGTCGGCAGCTATTGCAAACGAATCTCGTCAGCTCTTCGAGCTTCACAAAGCAGCATCGATCGCAGCAGTCACGATCAATGCCTTTGAAGCATCCTCGAAAGCAATGGCTCAACTTGGAGTCTTCGGTCCCGTAGCAGCAGGAGTGATCTATGCTCTCGCAATTGCGAACGTCGCAAAGATCGCAAGCACTCAATATCCAGGTCGAGCCAAAGGGGGAGACGTGGCAGGAGGGAAGAGCTACATCGTCGGGGAGAAAGGTCCGGAGGTGTTCACTCCAGGAAGGACCGGAACGATCACTCCGAATAATCAGATGGGAGGAACGACGAATGTCACGTTCAGAATCCAAGCTCTTGATGCAAGAGGGATCGATCAACTACTTATATCAAGAAAAGACATGATCATCGGAATGATCAACGCAGCTCAAAACAGACGACTTCGGAGGACATTATGAGCGGAACCCTTCCGTCATCTCCTGCTCTTGCAGATCTCAGAATCACGTCTGTCCAGAATACTCTGACTTCTTTATCGGTTTCAGGGAAACGACAGACTCGTCAGATCGGAGGTCAGTATTTTCGATTGTATGGAACTTATCCTCCAATGACCCGATCGGAGTTCGGTCAGATCTATGGTTTCCTAATGAAGCAAAGAGGATCGTTTGAATCATTCACCGTCGTTCCTCCGGTTGTCAGCTCGACGACTGCGACCTCCTACGGAACACCAGTCATCAATGGTGCATCCCAGACGGGCCGATCCGTAGCGACCGACGGATGGGGAGTCTCCAAGTCAGCAGGTAATCTTTTGAGAGCAGGGGATTACATCAAGTTTGCAAACCATGACAAGGTCTATTGTTTGACTGATGACAATTCATCCGACTCCGGAGGGAACTCAACTCTCTCGATTGAGCCTGCTCTTCTAACATCACCAGCAGACGGATCTGCAATCACCGTCGCATCAGTTCCGTTCAAGGTCTATCTGATGAAGGGAGGACTGGTCGAATTCTCAACTGGAGTCAATGGGCTATTTTCCTACGAGCTCGATCTTTGTGAAGCACTATGAGCCGAGGTCTTTCAACTGCAATTAAAAATGCTTTTGCAGGGTCAGCATATCAAACGGCAACTCTGGTAAAGCTTGATCTCAATACGGATCGATTCTTCACCAATGCACCGATGACGATCACCTATGACTCGAATGACTACGTCTCGACAGGATTGTTTCTGGATCTTGCAGACCTGGAAGAGAACTCAACCCTGACGACGGGAGCTTTCCAGATGAGACTGACTTCTGTCTCGACCGGAGTCCTTGATGATCTTCTGACCTATGGATATGTCGACCGACCCGTGAATGTTTATTTAGCACTTCTCGACTCGGACATGGCAGTCATTGATTCTCCGTTCGAGTATTTCGCAGGAGTGATCAATTCGTTCCAAGTAGGAGAGACGAACACAACCTCAGTCTTGACTTTGCAGATCGGAAACAACTGGACCCAGCATGACAAGATAAACGGACGTTATCTGACCGATGCTAGTCAAAAAAGATATTTCCTTGGAGACAAAGCATTCGAGTACGTTCCGCAGACGGGTCGTCAATTGGAATGGGGGATCGAGAAGAACTGATGCTTGAAAGAGTCACTTATGATGAAGCACTCTCCAAGTGGGAGAAGTACCGTCAGCACTTCAAGGAAGCAGGATCATCGTCTCATTCATGGGCTTATGATAACGATTATTTTCATAAGTATTTTGAGCAAGTTTTTTCCAGGGTCTTGGGAGAGATCCAGAATCACAAGATGCAGCTCTGGTCATATTGGGGAGAGGACTCAAAAGAAAAATATCTGACAATCACCAGACTGAATACTGATGGATTCACGGGTCAAAAAAATCTTGGAGTATTCTCTCTAGTCAGGATTGCAGACGTGGATCATGAAGTTCGAGATGACTTCTGGAATCAACTTTTTTTTCAGACAAAAAGATTTGCTGATATTAATGGATGCATCGGGATCATTGCGAATACGGTCCTCCCATATGTTGTCGAAAGAGCAGAGAAACATTTTCAAGGAGTCAAAGTCTATGACTCTTTATTTCTTCGGTTGATCTAAATGAATAACGTCGTCGAGAGTTTAGGTGAGGTCGGGACTAGCATTGTCGGTGCTATCACGGACCCGATCACTGACGTAGTTGAAGATGTCATTGATACGGCAGAAGACATCATCAATGTAACGACCGGAATCATTACGGATTATCTATTTGGTGGTGGTGGAGCAGGAGACAACGATGTCGCAGTCGGAAATGATTTTGGAACGAATACGATCCCAGGAGGAGGAACAACCGGAGGAGGTGGTGGAGGTTCTGGAGTCGACGGATATGGAGTCCCTCCAGGTTTAAGAACTTCACCGTTCAGTCCTTCGACTTATGGTCTGCCAATCATCTACGGGACCAGAGAAACCAAGGGTCAGGCAATATTCCGAGAGACCTCGGCAGATAATAAAAACCTCTATTTGTATTATGCGCTTTGCGAGGGAGAGCTTGCATCAGCTCCGACCGTCACGTCTGATCCTGCATCTCTCATTGGAAAAACATCCTATATCGAAAAAGAGTTGACCGTCGGATCAGACGGAGGGTTTGATTCTGATATTGCAGAATCTCGAAAAGATATCTTTCAAAATAGTGGTTCGGCAGGAACAACCGAACCAACAAACTGGACGACCTCTCATCGTGCGAAGGGGGTCGCTATGGGATATTTCCGATTCACTTATGACCAGACGGAGATGAACCGGATGCCGAGATTGACCTTCACCGTCACCGGAAGAGCGATCACGGGGAACGATGACAATCCAGTGAACCAGCTCAAAGATTATTTGACGAATACCAGATTCGGAGCAGGAGTCGCATCATCTTTGATCGATGACACGTCGTTTAATACTACTCGGGACTATTGCGACAATACTGACTCAGCAGGACGTAAACGATTCACGTCAAACATCATCCTCGATTCTCGAGCGACCGTCCTCGCAAACATCAGGAGACTCCTCCAAACTTGCACGGGTCAGCTTCATTTCCGGAACGGTAAATATTACATGCACATAGACGGATCGTCATCATCAACCGTCTTCGACTTCGATCTCGACAATATCATCGGAGGGATCAAGGTCAGCAAAGCAGGAAAGACTCAACGATTCAACCGAGCACTGGTGACCTTCACTGATCCGGATAACGGCTACCAATCGACCGAGGTGCAATGGCCTGGAAATGGAGAGTCAGCCTATTCAACATATCTTTCGCAGGATAACAATAAGGTACTCGAAAAGAGAATAAACACCGCAGGAATCACAAACATTCAGCAAGCTCGATACATCGGTCAGATCGTCGTTCGTCAGTCCAGACTTGGAACGACCGTGACTCTGGTCTCGACTGCTGCTGCCGCCGATGTTGTTCCTGGAGATCTGGTTCGATTGACTCATCCGACATTCGGATTTTCAAACAAGCACTTCCGAGTCAGGACTGTCAAAGCTCTGAGCGGAGTCGGCATCCAGTTCATGATGACCGAGCATGACAATGCAGTTTATGACAGAGATGTTCTGGCAACTCCAGCAGCTCCGTCTAGAATGGCTCATCGAGATTCGTCAGTCATCTCTGCCGTCAGTGGTCTGACTGGGACCGAGGTGATCTATACGTCCAGAGATGGAGCAGGAGTTAAAAACAAAGTGACCCTGAACTGGAATGATATCTCTGACAATTTCCTTTCAGCCTACGAGGTGAGCTTCAAACTAGGGTCGGCATCAGACTTTCAAGCGGTTGCAGAGACACAAGAAACGACGATCGACGTGAACGATCTCGGTCCAGGAACTTTCGACTTTCGGGTCATCTCCAGAAACATCGAAGGAACCAAGTCGACATCATCCGTCGTGTCGGTAGTCTGCACCGGACTTCCGGTCGCTCCTCAACAAATGACCGGACTCCGGATCAACTCTCTAGGACCGACGGTTGCTCTGGCGCAGTGGAATCTCTCTGAATCCTTGGACGTTCAGCAAGCAGGGTTTTATAGGATCGCTCACTCAGTCGATCAGACCGTCACGAATTGGGACAATGGAGTCGTCATCACTCAGCAGATCTCAGGGAACCAAACCTCTGCAATCGTTCCGCTCCTTGCAGGAACGTATCTCATCCGAGCGACGGATTCCTCTGGTCAGAAAAGTCTTGCAGCAACATTCGTTCATGATGGGACTTCTCTTCAAGAGCTGACGAATCTCCAGACCATTCAGGAAGATCCGACATTCTCGGGATCGAAGACGAAGCTCGTTGTGACTGATGACTATTTAAAGATCGTCTCTGCTGCAAACATTGACGAGATCTCGGACTTTGATGCAATCGAGGATATGGATTCCCTGAATGGAGTCTATGCTCGGTCAGGAGGGAACTGGCCTGCCGACACTCCTCTCTATGAGTTCAGTCAGTATCTTGATCTTGGCACAGTTAAGAATGTCAGACTTGCATCGTTCATAAAATTCTTCACCACAAACTACCAAGACAAGATCGACACTTGGGGGAACATCGATGACCGGATCGATTTTGATGGAGTCAATGAAGGTCTAACGGATATCGACATTCAGTTTGCCCAGACTGATGACGATCCAAATGCATCACCGACTTGGGGAGAATTTCAAGATTTCTATGTCACGGAAACAAAAGCTCGAGGATTCAAGTTCCGAGTTTTCCCGATCACCGATGACTCCAGTCATAACGTCATCATTCAAAACCTCAGAGTCTTCGCTCAACAATTATCATCCTAAAGGAGATCTATGGCTCAACATGACTACAATATTGCAAACGCTGGAGGAGCAACGGTCAGAGCAGACATAAATAATGTTCTTGCAGCAGTCCAAAGCTTAAACAGTGGAACGGGAGCACCATCCTCAACGGTTGCAGGAATGCTCTGGCTGGATACGGCAGGAGGTCTTCCGTATGCGTTGAAAATAAGAGACGGAGGAAATAATCATTGGCTCACTATTGCATCCGTGACTGACCCAGGAAGTGACGGAAATATTGAAACAAGCGCAACCATTAAAGGAACGATTGATTCTTCAGCGACTTTAACAAATGCGACATTTCCGGCAGGCCATATTGTCCAAACAGTAAACCAAACATATCACACGACAACTGTAGTATCTACTTACATAACATCATCAACTCACATAGAAACTGAAATTAACATAACGGCAGGAAACAAAATATTCTATAACTACACTATTCCGACTCGATTATTCGCAAGTGGTTACAACTACGGACAATATAAATATTATGTTTACCATAAAGTGACGAGCGGTGGCACTTATGCACCAATAATCAGTGGTAAGACTCAAGGTTCTTACTATTATGATCTAGCCGGAAATTTGCCAACAGATTTTTATAGGGACGTTAATTTTAATATGCAAGGAGTTTTTACTCCCTCTTCTGGCACACAACATTTTTTGAACGTTTATGTGGAATTTATTCAGGGTAATAGTGTTTCCGTAGGTCAGGCAACTACTAATACTCAGCAAGTAACTTTAATGGAAATTCAATCATGAGTAATTATCCAGATCATATTGTAGGTGATGTTTTCGTAGTTACTGCCTTAATAGGTGGATGCGTTAAGCGGGGGGATGAATGGATTTTACCTGAAGGAAAATCATTACCATCTCAAGAACAAATAACTGCAAAACGTGAAGAACTGAAAGCTGATTACGATGCAAAAAAATATCAACGTGATCGGACGTATGCTTATCCAAGCATCCAAGATCAATTAGATATGCAATATCATGATCAAATCAACGGCACGACAACCTGGCAAGATGCGATTGCTAAAGTCAAAGCTGATCATCCAAAGCCGACCTGATGGATCATCATTTTCCTCCTGCGACTTATGATCCGAGGATCTATGAAAAACCTCCTCCTCCTTCGGACGGTCTGATGGATATTCCTCTTCGCTTTGCTGACACGCTATTTAATCAAGCTTCTTTGCTTGAGCTGGTCTTGGTCGGAATGATCGTCTCTCTCGGACTTTTCATTCATCGATCGGAGACTTCTGCAAAACAGGAGAGGGCTCGGAACCAGGAGAAGTTTGAAAACTTGATCATCCGGACTCAGGACGAGACGGTTCGCATGGCATCCGATCTAAGCTCGATGTCAGCTCGTCTGGATAATATTGAGAGAGAGATTGAATCCCAGAAAGATTTTCTCTTCACGACTTTACGGAAGGCATAATGGCAAAAGAAACAACGACGACCGTCAAAGAAACTCCAGATCCTCCGGAGAAGGTTCTTCCTCCTCCGGTCGATCCTGACGTTCAGATTGCGAAGCTAAGATTCTGGGCAAGACTGCTGATCTCGATGCTCGCTTTTTTCTTGTTTGGATTCCTCGTCATCAAGATGGTAGACAAGCCAGATGAGCTCACATCCTCAAGTCGTGACCTCATTAATTTGGCACTTGGGAGCTTCCTCCCACTGCTGGGGATGCTTGGGAAGCATTGGTTCGAGAGCGACCATGAGCAGATCGTCAAACCCAAAGATGACGGGCCGAAGACCTTTGAACAGAAAGTCGAACTAAAGACGG